TCGTCCTCGTCCTCGTCCTCGTAAACTTCAGGGTACAGAGTACCCACGTGCTTACCAAGCACGTTCCTGGCGGCGAACATGAGCCCGTAACTCATGTCCTCTGCGAGAACCACATCACGGCCACACGCCTTAGCGTAGTGACCTGCAAGCACCGTAGCCGACTCCAGGACTGGGAGCAAAAGATCGGTCGCCGTCTGCTCATACGCTTCTGTATTCATTATGTTACTTGGCATCGCACGTTTTAACTAAAAGAAGTTGGAAAACACCACCTTGGCCGAGTTGTTGGATGTTTCCATGAAATTATAGGACGCTGCATAAACTCTGATATTTACGTTAGTTGGGGTGGGATTGATGTACATGTACAAATTTTGATTCTGAATTCGTGAAAGGTTCACAGACCCCGATGGTGCATCATCCTCTGGATCCAAGCTGAAAGAGTACATATAGAATATGCGGTCCGGGACCCTGGTGTGAAACTCTAGTGGCTGGATGGTTCGCAAGAATTGGGGTGACCCAACATTCTTTGCGATGCGCTCTGTGGTGTTAAAGTCAAACTGGAGCTGGGCGAGGAGGTCGCCAGTTCCTATGGTTCCCGAGGCTGCGGCCGCTGTTGCCACGTTACTATAGTCGTAACCACGTGCAGAGTCTTGCTGCATGACGAAATAGAGTTCTTTGACTGGATTGTAAAAATTGAGACCACAGTGGACGAAGTTGGTGCCGTACGGTGCAAAAAATTGGTTGAGCTGAACTTGTTCAAAAATTTGTATACGGGATTTACGAATAAAATCAATTTCATTTTGAGCCAAGTAGGTGTACTCTATGTTCAATTGAGCAGTGAATGGTGTCGTAATGAGCGTAGAAGGGGACGTGAAGTATGTTGATGGGTTCCATACGATCCTGATAGTCACATCCTCTTTGAATGCGCACAGGGGTAGACCCTTTTTGAAGACGGAGAAGGGGAGCGGAACCGTATAAGCGAGCTGAGGTGTGTTCACATATTGAAGATTCTTGCCGTCAAGAAAAGACAGGGCCGTCTGTTTTCCTTTGGGAATTGTGAGATCAAACATCATCTCAATATATTCCCCGTAAAGGCGTTCTATGAGCTCGGTCCCTATATACAGTTCCACGTACTGAAACATGAGGGTCCCGACAGAGTCAAGCACGTTCACGCCTGCGGGTGGGGTCGGGAAGACTGTGTAGAGCGCCATGTTTGTGATGAGGTCACCATTGCGTGGAAGGATCCTGTGGTTTTGAGATCCAAATGACACACCCTGCTCGTCAAATATGACTCGGTCCACACGGGAAGCGAAAGGCGTTTGACCCTGATATTTTTCTACAAAATATGTAACTTCTGGATCACCACTCAGTGAAATGTCCTCTTGACCCAGAAATGACAAACTGGCACGACCGGCCATATCTAGTAATTGCTAAGCATTTATTTTGCGCCTAAAGGCTCACTAATGGAACATCACACCTGCTATACCGTTTTCAATACGCAAGACGTTTTGACTCAGAGCTATAACTCCTAGAGTTTTTGAAGGATAGTTTCCGGCCGAGTTGGTGACGTTGAATTCAAGAAGCGTCTGACGGATCCTACTAAAGTTTATTTGACCAGATGAAACCGTAGCGAATGGATCTGTAGAAAAGGCATACATGTAAAACTGGCGCCCATAGGTATTAGGTTGTTGACTTGTGATGACGTTTGGTTTTGAAAAGAAATTGATGTGTTTATGGAAGGGCTCTATGGCACCAACATAAAGTGTATTTGTAGTGGAAGTTAAAAACGCATCTTCCCCGTTGAATGTCATACCGAATGTGACGGCGTCTGTCCCGCTTCCAGGGGTTGTGTAATTGTAGGGTAAATTTGTATCAGGGTGTATGAGAAAAAACAGCTCCTTGATTGGGTTTTTGAATTTTAGATTAAAAATAGAAGATCTGAAATTTTGGACAAGAGGGAAGGCGTCATACTGACACTGTGTAATGACATAGTCAAGTTGGTGACTTTGGAACCAGTCAATTTCAGGGTTGGAAAGGTATGCGTATTCTGTAATGATGGTTGCTTGGAGTGTTGGATTTGTAACTGAAATTGATGTCAAGTTTGAAAAGTTATTAAAAGTGATCCAAACCTCCACGTCCTGTCTCCCGAGAGCAGTGATGGGCAGTGCCAGCTCAGGTTTATCGTAAAAGTAATATGGTAGGTTTACGTAATATGTACGACCAGGGGGTGGGACGCCCGTTTGTGTATCGTACTTGCCTGTCAAAAGCTGGAGACCTGGTTGATTTTCATAAGGAACGTTCAATTCGTTCCAAACTTCTATATAATCCCCTGTAAGAGTTTGAACCGTTTGACCACCTATTTTCAGATCAGCTCGCGCAATAGCGAGTGTACCTACAGAGTCGTAATAGTTATATGTTTTATTCAAATAATTGTATGCTGGAGTACTTATGGGAGTTAAGCTAATGTATGTGCCGCTATTCACATTTGATACAGGATTCTGTGTTGTGATTGAAACTGAATACGTCCCTGCTATATTTGATACAGTGAACGGTACTGAAATGGTATAAGGCGGCGATCCGCTCGTACCAAGTGTATAATTGAAAAACGCATTTGAATTTGTAGAAGTGTTTGTAATAATTACGTTTGTTACTGGGCTTGATGTATAAAAAACACCCGTTAACATATATGATGCTGCTTTGATAAACGTGAGAGTTCCAGATGTATTTACAGAAATCATAGAAGAATTTGAGTACGTGTTGAAATTTGTTGATAAATTGAGAGGGGTCGTAATGGTATTGGATGATGAAGACAATAGAACACCGTTATACGGAAGAATAGTTCCCGGATCGGTACCTGGAAGAACGCCCACCTGATTTATAGTGAAAAAAGAGTTGGCTGATATATTTGAAAATGATTCAGTTGACGAGACATTGAGATAGTATGAAAGATTTGAATCTGCTACGAGAGGAATGGAAAACCCGTATGTAGGATTGCGCCCTTGTGACGACATGTCATAGACGTAAACGATGTTCGCCCGTTCTCCGATGGCTATATTTGACACGTACGATTCTGTGGCTGTGTTTGAAAGTGACAGGACACCTGAAATCAGGTAGGAGCCACTGGTTGCAAACTTCATCATAGAATTGGTGTCCAAAGTGACTGTAGAGTTTAAAATAGGGCCTATATTTCCATAAAGGGGCACGGGGGCCAATGATTTGCGCGAAAGCGTCACGTCTTTTGAAAATTGGTACGTGTCATTGGCATATGTCGCGCTAAAGTAACTTCCCGACAGGGCGGTGCATGGCATATTCGTCTGTACGTAAAAGTAGTAATAGGTCCCTCCATTCGTTTCGTATATTGGTATGACGGCCGGGGATGTGGGATTTGGTGAAACGGTATACGTGTAGGTGTACAAAAATGTAGGGGTCACAGGGACGGTTCCAGTCGTGTTAGTACCGTAACTTATGGAAACAACTGCGCCTGCGCTTAGGTTAAACCCTGCCCGAAGTGTATAGTATCCTGGAAGTTCAAACTGGATAAGACCAGCGGCTGATATGATAAAACTCGTGGAAATCTGATAGGGAAATAACCAATATGGGGAGTTCGTACCTGGTGTCAATGCGTTAAAGTTTATAAGCTGTGGTGAACTTGTTGTGAACAAGACGGGTTGCGCCAAGTAAATATATAGACCGAAAAATGAATTTTCCGCGAGTGGTGTTGTTTGAAACCACCCCGCCTCTTGAAGAGTAAAATCAGGTGTCAATGTTGATATATACGTATTCGCTTGGGTATTTATACTTGAATTTGCTGATAAATTGGAAAGTGGCGACACCGTTGCATTGTAGACGAGGTTTCCAGTGGCATCCAAAGTTGAATAGTTTATTGGATCAAGTCCCCAGAAAACTGATGAACCAGCATTCGTTGCAGAAAATCCGGATTGGACGATGACGTTTGCAACGTTACTGAATATAAACTTGTTTGTTGAAGTTGAATAGCTGGTGAACTGGGAAAATGGCCTGAGCCATGAGTTTATTATAGCCACGTTTGTTGTATAGAAACTGATATCAAACGTTGATGAGATGAGGTCGGACACGGTTCCATTTGAAAACCCAAACTTGAGAGCCGGGAAACTTGATGAAGACGGAAGGGTAGACCATATCCAGTCGTTTGTTGGGTTGAAAAGTGGGGGCAAGGTCATTTTGAGTGTGAGCCCTCTTATGAGATCACCCTTGGGTGGAATCCTACATATACTTGTTTTACCGTAACCAACATCCTGACCGTTAAAAGCAATATCATAGGCCTCTAGGACAAAAGGTGTGTGGCGCTTATATACACCTGAAAAGTACGTCACCTGAGGCTCCCCTGTGAGATACGCGTCTTGTTGCCCAAGAGCCACAAGTTGAATATATCCGGCCGACATTGAAGTCTCCTCTAGTAGGTGTCAACATCTTTTTATCATAAATGCTTCCCGCGCTCCAGGCCATCCTCAAATTTGTTTATAAATTGTAGGACGGAGATGGCTCTCCAATTACGAAAGTTTGACCCTTCAAAAATGGCCGACGACAAGGTGTGCGTTTTCATAGGCAAAAGAGGTACTGGCAAAAGTACACTGGTCACGGATATCCTGTGGCACAAGCGCCATCTTCCAGCGGGGATCGCCATGTCGGGTACCGAGGAAGGCAATGGGTTCTATAAGCAGTTTATTCCAGACCTCTTTGTTTTTGGAGACTATAACCGTGATGCGCTTGAACGGCTCATAGAACGACAAAAGAAGCTCTTGGCGGTTGGCCGGTGTCACCCCGTTTTCGTGCTCATGGACGACTGTATGTACGATCGGGCATTCATGCGCGACACGGCTATCCGGCAGCTGTTTATGAACGGTCGCCACTGGAAAATCTTCTTTATGATGACGACCCAGTACTGTATGGACATGACCCCTATGATTCGGACCAACGTTGACTACGTTTTTGCACTTCGTGACAACGTACGTCAGAACCGCGAGAACCTCTACAAGGCGTTCTTTGGAGTGTTTCCAAACTTTGATCAGTTCTGTCAGGTGATGGACGCTTGTACTGAAAACTACGAGTGTCTAGTGCTTGATAACACGTCAAAGTCCAACAAAATCACGGATTGTGTGTTCTGGTACAAGGCTCCCATCCGTCGCAACTTTCACGTGGGTGGTCCTGCATTTTGGCAGTATCATCAGCGCCACTATAACCCCAGGGCTGTGGCGCGGCAGGCGGCGGAACCCGTCGTGAAACGCAAAGGAGGCGTCGTAACGGTCGTTAAGAAGAAGTAGCGCGCTCTTGGCTCTTTTATTTTTTACCTGAAAACAACAGATGTTGACTTATGATCCTAGTGTGGACACTATGTCTTCCCCTATTCCACAGTCCACTGAAATGTCTGTAAACGAGGAACTCGCCCGGGCAGCACTCAACAGGGACGCTGGCACCGAGACCAAGTCGGTCCCGACCGGTTTACTGAAGAATTTTCAGTCAGAAAAAAACGTTGACGAATCTCAAATGGCAGATTTCTCAACTCCAATTGAGGAGGTCATGGCAGGTCCAGGTCAGATGCTTCAGAACGAGATGATGGGCTCGCCCTATGCCCAGCCACAGCAGGCGCCGTCTGCCTCGCGCAAGCGGGGTGGCGATGAGGGGTCAGATGCTGGGGGTCGCGCATCAAAGAACCCTTTCGGTCTCACCGATGAGCAGTTCCAGGCGGTGCTGGCTGGTGTGGCGGCAATCGTCGCCTTCTCCAAGCCCGTGCAGTCGCGTCTTCGCACTATGGTGCCCAAGTTCGTCGGCGAGTCCGGTGACGTCTCGTTGACGGGCCTGGTTGTGACGGCGCTCGTGGCGGCGATTGTTTTCTACTTTGCCAAGAAGTTCATTGCAGACAAGGCTTAGCGCTCATCATCTTTGATGACGTCACCACAGTAGGTGCGAACGCTAGAGGCGGTATAGAACCCATTGTCAATGCAAAGTTTCTTGAGTTTTGAAAAATTTGTCCAAAAATTAGTCGTGTGATCGTATTCTGGAACGGACATGTGCGCCAGTTCATGGATCATCACATACATTGCCGAGTTTACATCGTTTCCATCAAGACAGATGTAAATTTCATACCCCTTGTTCACGTTTGAACCAATGGGCCCTTTACTCTTTGACCAATCTTTCATACCCGTGATAATTGATGGTCTGAGGACCCCCTTCCACATAGGGTCCCCTGTTTGGCGAAGCATATCCAGTATGGCCCAGTATTTCTGCTTGATTTCAGTTAGCATAGGTGGCTCCTGGTTATTAGTAAAAATTATGAATAACACTATGAGCATGGTCACTAGTAAAGTGATCCACGCCCACATCCTGATATTACTCAACTTTTTTAAAAACGAATTTTGAATATAAATCAGAAATCATCCCGTTGGGTCGGCTTATCATAGGCTCCCATAACACGAGATGGAGACCCACATCTTGAAGGTCCTGAATAAGTTGGACGGGTGAAAGGGTTGGTTCCTCACGACCACCATCTGCATAGAAAGGTCCATCAACCAGACGCACCATCAAGTTCTGACCTCCATGGAGCCATGCAATTTCGTTTCCTAATTGATCCTTGAAATGACCAAACTCGTCAATCATGGACTCTGCACGGTCCTTGTCGGGTGTGATGCCTATGAGCAACCCCCCAGGTTTCACCGAGATGCCCAAAGCCTTGATTGAATTTTTGTATGTCAATTCATTTTCAAAAATATAGTGGAGTGAAAAGTTGTAGCAGACCACGTCATATGGTCCGGCGAATGCAGCTTGAATGATGGTCCCTGGCCCCAAAAAGTACACGTCCGTATCAACGGTGCCTGCACGGCTTTCAGCCTCCATCAGGGACTCTTCGTCAGGGTCTATGGCAGCCACGCGGACTTTGGCGTCCTTCCATTTCCATAGATCGCCTCCACGCCCACATCCACAGTCAAGCACGAAGGAGCCGGGCTTGACCCATGTTTGAATCAATTGACGTTTACAATTGTTGTGAAGTTTGCGTAGATCCAGATTCATTGCGTTTCAGGGCTTAAAAAATAAGCTCCTTTTCCTTTTATATGGCTACTCTTGAGCAGGATTACCTTACGGTTCCAGGACAGCTTTTTGCGTGCATTTCGTTTGTCGGTCCAGACCAGCCTCAGAAGAATGAGAAGTTGGGTATGAAGATCCGCGGCTGCTTCGGCACTCGTGACGAGGCGGCATCTCACGCCAAGCGCCTCCAGAAGGAGGATGCTATTGTTGACATTTACGTCGTTGACATGTACAAGTGGCTGCTGGTCCCCCCAGACCGTGAACAGATTGAGGACGTTCACTACCAGAATGAGAAGCTGGAGGAGATTATGACCAAGTATCGTCAGAACCAGGCGGCTGCGTCAGCCATGTTTGAGAAGCGTAAGCGTGACATGATGGCCAAGCCACAGGACGGCGAGTTCCCATACATTGACCCGTCCGATGAGAACTCCAAGTTTTACACCAAGCCAGATGTGCCACCCATTCCTCACCCAGCGGAGATTGTGGAGGAGCTGCGCAAGGAGTTCCCAGACAAGACGGTTGCGGAGCTGGTCGTCATGGCTGATGAGCGCGTGAACAAGATTATTGAAGAGCGCCGCCTCCCGGCAGTGGAGATCACCTCCATCACCGAGGCTGAGAACGAGGGTGAGGACGAGGTCCCCGACGCTCCGAACTAAAACCTAAATAAATAATAGATGGACTCACTACCGACGCCTCAATATATTTTTGTGGCCCTCACGGGGTCTTTAACAATATTAAGCAGCGTGTATCTTTTGAGTAGGGGGTACGTAATGCCTATAGCCGCAGTAGTGGCTGTTGGGTTAATAGTATGGCTTTCATGGAAACGCGTCAAAACATCAGTAGTGTCCCAACCCCCACCGCCAGATGAATCACCCTCACAATTTACTGTTTTCAGAGATATGGAACCCGCTGATCAAACTCGTGTAAACCCCTGGGTTGGGTTTTTACAGGAGGATGTGTATGCGCACCGCACAGGGCCTATCGGCACCTTTGTCGGTAACAACGACTATGTTAAAAACGCACCTTTGTATCCTTTTACTTAGGATTTACAATAATAGGTCTCATATTCATAATAATAACCCCAATAACTATCCCAAGAAGAACCAAAGCCATTTGGTTGTCCTTGAGCGAGTCAAACACGTTTTTCTTTGGGGGTTCGTACATAGGGACGAAGCGACGCTGTTGCGGCTCTTCAAACTCGTGAGTAGGTGTCCACACGTCACGCGGTATTTCACTTTCTTGGAGCGGGGCGCTTCTTGACGGCGGTTCGTTGCTTTTTGACAGGAACGGCAGGTTCTCCATCCTCACTGTCTGAATCACCACTCTCGCTTTTATCTGGCACTACAAACCCATCCAAATTACCATCTTCATCTGCGTCCTCCTCGTCATCCTCCTCGTCCTCATCCTCAAAAGATTCGTCCGACTCAATATCAGACTCTTCGTCATCATAATCATCGGGGCCGTAGTCGTCCTCCACCTGCTCAACGGGCTCGTAACGCTCTGGCGCCTTGGTGACGCGACCAGAACGCGTGCGTGTGGGCTCACTGCCCGTGACTTTTGACGGGTCCTGGGTCTCGCGTGTCGACATATTCTGGGTATTCCGCGAGTGATTCGTTTAAGTAACGTGGAAAGAAGTAAAGACCCTTGGAAAGTGCATTTTGATTCAAAATTACTTCACCTTCATATCCGAGCTGGGAAGCGATAACAGCCAGCTTTTCCTGGATATCGGCATCGTCCGCGCGTCTAAGACCAAGCCCTAGGTCTCTTATGTTTTCAGCCGCAGCATATAGGGCTTCAGCAGACTCATCCAACCGGGTTGAAGCCAACCGTTCGAACTCGTGGAGGTTCTCCAGAAATCTTGCCCAATTCGTCGGATCCAGACCCGAGTACGGATGAACCATGTGCTCGTACTTTTTGAAAGTTTTCCGAGGCCCCATTGGGAAAAATATCCATAAGAAAGCAATTAGAAGGACTACCCACAATAGCAACATCTTTGAGTTGCTCTACTATAGATGGAGGAAGAATATGTTCCTGACCCCTAAACTCACCGCACTCCTCGTCAAAACACCTCTGAGAAATCCGCCTGATACCTATATGAAACCACACGTGATTGCTCTTGTGGTCCTTGTGAATTCTTTCACAATATTTAGAGTCAGTCTGGACGTACCAACCCTCATGCTCGTGACGCTGCACCTTCTTCACCTTTGACCGTGACTGACCTTCTAGATATTTTTGAATAAATTCTTCAAGGTGGCTGATATCATGGAGGGCTTCGCGGGTCACCTCCCGTTCTTCTGTACGAACTGCGAACAGCTCCAAAGTTGCCGCATCGGGTGTCTTCTGGAACTCGCGGTCACCGTTCAAACTGCGCCACGGAGTATACGGGTCACCTGTGGGTTTTTTGTGAGACCAGAGCATCCGGAGACCAGAACCTCCATACACGGAAGCGTCAATGATCTTGTCCCAGTCAAACGCAAAGTCACTTGTCAAACTCAAGACTATTTTTGATCTAAAATTAAGAGCCTGAGTTCTGGTGACGACCAGGTTCGGCCAGTGAATGTGGACTCCGGATTTTATGAGGCCATCTGCAATAGCCCTTGGTCTAGCGCGAGCGATTATGCAATCGGACGACGTTCCTAGGGCTTGGTGAATTACAGAACAAAATTGTATAAGATCTTCATCCTTCAGTTTCTCTTGAGCCTTGTAGTCTAGGTCCACGAAAAATTTGAAAAGTTCCGTCTTTTGCTCAACCACATACAATTTCGTTCCAGAATTCACAACCGATATGTACTCCCTGTAGAATTCTTGGGTTTCTTCAGGGGGGACAAACAAGATACCGCCCGACATGAGGACATGGGTCCCCGGCCCCTTGGGGACCCGCCAGCGGTCAATTGAATTATTCATTAAAATATAAAGGACCCAAGTCTTTAGTCCTCGTCACTTGACGAATCCAAAAGCCACGACAATATATGCTTGTGGCGCTGCTTGGTAGTAGCTTCTGCTGGCGCCTTGAGCTCCTCCACAATCTCCTCCTCCTTTTTGGTCAGTGGCACCTCCTTGGTCTCTTCAGCCTTGGGATCTTCCGTCTTGGTCTCGTTTGACAATGCTTCTAACTCCTTCTCTTCTTCAATCTTCTGAATTTCATAGCACAATTTGAGGAGGGACATCTCCTTGGCGACCAGGGCTGGGTCAGAGTCGTCACCACGCAGCTTGACGAGGATCGTCGCGAGCTCTAGCTTGGATCGCGTCATTTTCTATTATGTTCCGCGAACTTATTAGATGCGCGACGGACGCGCCTATTCTCTCAAATTGAAAGGAGTCCAATGGGTCGTTGAGATGGCCTGTATAAACTCCGGATTGGTGATGACGTGATTGCGGATCATGGGCCACAGATTAGGACATTTTGTAATTGAATCAATTGTCTCAAACCGACAATCATCATTTTCATCATAATTTTTGCGAAAAGGTACTTCGGCCCCCTCCATCTTTTTCTTTTCCTCTGTGAATCGTTTCATAGTATGTTTATGCTCTATTGAAGTCATTGGTAAGTTAAATACGTACACGTGGTAGTGATTTATGACGTCCACACCATCTTCTAGGTCCCTAGGTTCCGGTGTGTCTGTAGTAAATTTAAAATAGGAGTACGACCCCCTTTTTAAATTTATAAGTCCGCGTGTTTCTTCTTCGAGTTCCCGAACCGCACACCGTAGTGGGTTGTAGACCTCGCGTCGGCGACACCCGCCTGTGACAAACGTCCATTCACGGTACCTCCTATCGTGTACGATGAGGAAGTGCTGAGCGTCGTTCACTTTGCTCATCGGTATCGCTATCGCTTTGTGCCTCTCTCGAGCCATGACGCTCTACTGATGTTTCGGGGGCAAAATATTTGGTCAAATTTCCCGTACGGGGATTGTACGAAGCCAAAAACACAAGGCATGCAACGAGAGCCAATAGGATCCAGTGCATTTTCTATTATATTTTATCATTTAATTGGCGTAAAGCAGCGAGCCGAGGCCGTTCTGGATTCTCAGAATGTTGTAGTTGACGGCGTACAGGTATGGAGTTGGGTAGGCGCTGGTGATGTTGGTGTTGTACAGACCGAGCACGCCGTTGGGCAGGGTTGGGGGCACGACCAGACGGAAGGTGTCCAGACGGGAGAAGTTGAGGGTTCCGGTTGGCTGCAGCTTGGACGTGTCCAGGCAGTAGCTGATGATAGCCACGTTGGCCGTAGTGTTGTTGTGCACGTAGCCGTATGGCGTGTTGTAGTACTGGGGCACGTCCACCCAGTGGATCAGGGCCCGCGAGTCACCAACGTCCACACCGTTCACCTGGGTCTTGAGCTCATAGTTGGCGGCCGTAGCCGCTCCCACGCCGTTGGCGTAAATCTGGGCGTAATTCACCGATGGGAAGGCCAGGAACTTCACAGGCTGAGCGAGCGCCAGCTCCTGGATGGGGTTGTTGCCCAGAACCACGCGCTGCACCTGGGTGACCAGCAGATCCTGGGGTGTCTTGGCGAACCAATCGCGCTCACCCTGGTCCAGGTACACGAAGTTGGTCCAGCACTGGTACTGAAGGGAGGCGTAGGTGGTGGAGGTGACGGCCGTTCCAGTGAAGAAAGAGATCGTCAGACCCGCTGCAATTGGTGCAGTGGTCTGGGATGGGTAAGCCACGGTGATGCTCGTGGCGCTGTTCACGTTGGACACGTACACGGGGCCCGTGAAAGGCAGACCGGCCACGAACTGACCGACCTGGACGCCACCTTGACTCAGAGGGCTCGTGACCTGGCCGATGGATAGGGTCGCTGTGGTGGTCGCTCCAGTGCCCTGCACTCGTGCAAGAGGAATCTGGGTAGACGCGACTGGGGCGTATAGGTTAGCCGTCTGGCCCAGATTGAACTGGGTGTCCAGGAAAGCGGCTGATGTGTTGGAGAATGACAGCACAACGTTGGAAAAGTAGCCCTGTCCAGACACCGGCGCGAATGCGTTGGAGAATGACTGAACGACCGCAGTATTCGTCTGCAAGTTGCTCGTGGGCAACACCACAAGCATACCTGGGAACAGAGGACCGGTCGTCTGTGAAATTAGAACGTTCGCCAAGTTGGACGACATAGTGACGTCAGACAGTATGTTGGCCGTGGCCTGGGGGAACGCCGACAGGACCGGGGTGGTCGTGCTGCCGATGGTGATGGTCTGGCTCAGGTAGGTGGACCAGGTGATGCGCACCTCCACATCGTGGAACTGCAGACCAATCAGGGGCAGGCACACTGACCAGTCCTTGCAGAAGAAGAACTTCAGGGGCAGGAAGGAAGTCTTCTGGTTATTGAAGGTGGCGCTGTTGTTGTTGAGGTAACGCTGGGAGAAGTTCTGGGCACCGGTGATTGGCTCAATGTCGGTCATGTACTCAATGTCCTGGGTGTCCACCACCTGGCCGCCGATGTACAGCTCAACCTTGTCAATGATGCGGGTCCAGTCTGGATTCACAAGGACGCCGCCGGTGGAATCGCGGATGGTCAGGTACACGTAGCTCAGCAGATCACCCTTCTTCTCAAAACGAATGGTGGAAATACCGCCAGCAATTGGTGCGCCCTGAATCACCTGGCGCTCCACGGAGTTTGCGTAGTGGGTATAACGCTTGTAGTTTGACCGGTAGAAAGAAACCTCTGGCTTGCCGGTCAGCCAAGCGTCCTGAGGTCCGACGGCGACGAGCTGAACAACACCTCCGCTCATTTTAGAATAAACCTATATTTTTTTACAATCAAGAAACCGTGACGAAAGGGGTGGTCATCATGGCGGCTTCTGGCGCCTTAGGAGTCGCCAACGAATATGCCAATGGATTTTTCTCCAGCTGCTGAATTGCGATATCCAAAAAGTCGCTCTGGGCACGCGGGTTGGGGTTGGACTTGAATTCGTTGAGAGGATCATCAAATTCTGGGGGCAAAGTACCACGGCCCTGGTTGGAGCCAGTGATGGCCATTGGACCGGGTTGGACGGGCTTGGACTCGGCGCGGTACTGCGTGCCTGCGCCCACCTGGTTCACGGGATCTGAGCGAACGTTCATCCGATCTGCGTTTCCTGACCGGTCATGCTTCGCACGGTATCCACTCGAGCGCGTGAGGGCCGTGTCGGTATAAGAATCCTTGGCCGCCGCGTAGGGTTGAGCCACGTTGTACTGTGGCGGGCCGTCCGACAGGGTGTCCGTGCGCAAGCCCGTCTCGCCACGAATAGTCTGTTTCTTCGTCTTGAGGTAGTTGGGGCGGCCTTCTGGAGCCACGAGAGCGCTCTGCGCGCCGCCGCCGCCATAGGCGCCTGGACCACGGTAAGCGGTCTTGGTTTGGGCCGCCTCGTGTGTGATGTCACCGATATATGCGGCGCCACCACTCTTTACGAAGGGGTTACGGGGACCAGCACGGCCCTCAAGCGTCGTCAGCTTCTCTTCATTCACGTTGACTGGGAGAGCACGGAAGTAGTCCTGGAAACCGCCTGCAGCTGGGACGTTTGGACCGACGCCCAGACCTGGACCGACGTTCATGGGCTGCTCAACTGGTGCAATGTTGTTCTGCTTATTCGTGATGTACTGACGGTTATACAAATCATAAACTGGCTGACCGTATGGCATCCGAGAATTCGTCGGTGTGATGTCCTGGAGGTTGGGAACCGCCTCCTTGGGACGGAGACGCCAGTCATCTATCCGGCGACCGAGATCGGGCGTGGTATTTTTCAAATCAAAATAGTCAGCGGAATGGGTTGCGGGTTCCACCATCATATCAATCTGACGGCGGGTAAGAGGAGCACGGGGCTTCGTGGTTGCCGGTGGGGGCGCCGAGTCATTATCGGACAACTTCTTTCCGGCAAACACAAGACCAACAACGGCGGCAAGCGCCAATGGATCCATTATTAATTAATGTACATCTTTTTTTAGCGATTCCAGGTCTTTCCTGGTTTGCTGAAATAGCGCTGAGCAAAGCGGTTATTCTGATCATCAACAAAGGTGCTGATTGGGTTCCACTCCAGCACACGGAGAGGAAGGGTTACGTAGGTGTTGGGGAAATCATAGGCCTGTTCGGACCAGCCCTTGTTCCACGCCGTCGTCGTCTGTTCACGGAGAGAGTCCTCAACCTGCGTCTTGTCCTCAAGAACAACCTGTGCTGGACCGAACCACACACCCTTCTCAAGGGTTAATGGACTCACATCAAGAGTTGGCATTATTACTTTAGTATCATATTTATTTTTACCGTCCGTTTCCAGCCTCCATCTGGACACGCTCTGGGAAGGCGGAGTAGAAGCGATCTGGGTCGCACGAGGCGCCACCTTGGTCGTGGCACTTGGGAGCGAACGGTTTGCCGTACGCCGCTTGAGCAAATCCCGTCTGGTCATTTGGAATTGTTGACGCTGGCATCGTGTAAAAATTGCGCTCAGCGTCGCGCTGACGCTCAAAAGGGTGAATCTGGCTCCATGCCTGCTGGACCTGCGTACGCACGCTGGGGTACCACGCGGCGGCAGGGCGATCTGGGTTATCCACGTAGTCGCTCAAAAGCACGTTGCCCATGGAATTCTCAACCGTTGGAAGCGTCACATTTGAGCGGAAAACAGAGGAGCGGCGCGCATCTCCGATCGTGCTGCGCAACTTACCGTCTTTAATCATGTTTGACGTCCACATATAGTACAAAATCGCAAGAGCGATACCTCCAAGCGCGAAAATGCGTGGATCACGGTTAATTATATAAACAATGCACATTGCATAAAGAACAAAACGGGTGGTGGCCGAAACGCGCTCATCAGCGGACTGTGTCGCGGTCGGCCAAAATTTCATGAGGTCACTCGTCTTGAAAATTTCCTTTGGATCCATTCTTATATTTACTTAGAAGATTTCTTCTTGCGAGAACCTGGGCGGGGCTGGGCACGCTGCTGGTGGGGAGGGGGTGCTCCACCCATGAGGGCTGCGAAAGGGTTGCCCGCACCGCCGCTTCCCATCATCTGACTGAGCATACTGTTCACACCCGCCATCAACGATTTCTCGTCAATTTGACCGTTTGGACCCATCTTCATATTCTTGGCGCAATTCTCAGCAGCCGCCTCAATTGCACTGAGCGTTTCGGGTGGAAACATACTCATAGTAGTGCCGATCATGTACAGGGACTGCAAGTACTGCCAGATGGCCTGCTTTGTATTTTCAGTGCAGTCCTCACGCTTCCAAATGACGTGCAAATTGACGCTTTTAATAAATTCATTATCCTCACTGAAGAACGCCTCGTCGCGAGCCGTCATGCGTGGGATCCATGAAGCAATCTGCTTCATAAAGGTTGGGCAATCCACACCAGTCTTGGGGGGCTCGTCGGGGAACGTGCCTGCGAGTTCTCCGAGGAACTGACCCATCATGTCATCAAATGCTTTGACGGTCGTCATGTGTTTTTTAAAAGTCTTAATTCCTTATTTAAAATGGTTCTTTCATTATTGGTCCAGAATCTCCCTGCCCCTGACTCACAATGAAGTACACAAGGATACCTACGAGGAAGGCGGGCTTGAAGTAATCTGAATTCTTCACCTTGCCTTCGTTGTTCATTTTAGCTTTGATAAATACATAGGCCATCACGACCGCCGCTGCAATCACACCGGCGCTCATGGGCTCACGGAAGTACTGATCCATCTATTAATTTGTTAGAGTTTAATTCTTTTAGGAATGCGGCAGTTTCTGAATCCGCGTGGGGGCGTCTGGGAAGAGAGACTCGCCTTCCTCATTCGGTGGTGGGGTGTTGCTTGGAACTTCGGGAGGCGTCAGTGAATTGTTCACAGTCACAGCATTATCAACGCCGCCTGGCGTCTTGCCAAACTCCATGTTGCCCGTGTTCTGAGGGAGGCCGTCAGCCACACCCTCGCCTATAGGCTCGCCATCTTCCTCCAAGTCAGGAACGTCCTCTTCCGCCTCTGGATCCTCGTCCTCGTGGTCCATATCCAAATCTTGACCAATTGCTGGAAGGGGGAGATACGTGTTGAGAATCTCGGCGGTTGGGATGAGATCCTCTATGACCACACAAATTCTCTTGTTAAATCGGGTATTCAGGTCATTGTTGCGCTCCTCCTCAGACTTGTTGTCCACGATGATGCTCGGACTCTCGTAAAGGTCCTTGGCACAGGCTTCGTAACACCGCTGGACGAACACGTCATTGGCTGGGAGCTTGATGCTGATTTTCTTGGACTTTTTATCAGTACGGATTGCACTCAGAATTTTAACGTGAATAACAAACACTGCTGCAAGCAAGTTGGGGAAAAGGACCTGATTTTTGATAATCGCCTCTGTATTTTTGAGGGAAATTGAAGAGTTCCAGGTTTTGACGCCCCGAAGGAGCTCCTGGAACACACGGGTCGTGTTTTTCCCCTGGGACTCCTTCTTGGCCTCTAGCCAAATTTCCCAAAAAGCTTCAATCATCACGGGGATCATGGCATCACAGAGCTTCTTGGTGAATCGGCGTTCAGACTCGTTGAGGATGTCCATTTACTAGTTGGCGATATTCATTTTCCTGTTTTAGTTACGCGCAGTTTCTGAGCCGTCTTTTTCAAATTTGCGAGACTTGGCAGGTAGACATCCGGTTGATGTACCTCCTTTTCCACTTCTGAATCTAAACTGGCCGCCTTGGACCACTGAACACGTATGTCAAGTGGCCCCACTAGGTTGACTGTGTAGCCTAGACGTATCAACTGTCGCGACATGTATCCCACCGTTGTCGGAAGATCATATATAGGATATCCCACAATGACCGGAGGCACCGTAAGCACTGTATCCTTGTGTCCCAGTTCAGAAGACACCTTGATTTTTCTACAAAATTGCTCAAGAAGAGCCTTATAGTACTCTTTTTTAGCAAAGTCTCGCTTCTTTTCAGAAGCTGCAATTTGTTTAGCCGAAACAGCCATCTAATTTAATTCACTAATTTAGTGCACCTGTTTACTCGCGGGTCTGGAGGTTCGTCTGGGTCATAATCATGTTCTGTTCATACGCAGCGTTGACATTTTTGAGATTGGGCTGGAGTGGCTGGTCTTTGTAGCCCTTGAGGGCACCCTTGAACTGCGAGGCCAGGTTAGCCGCCACTTCCGTCCATGGCATGTACGTATCGGATTTGTACCCTGCAGACGGATCAATAGTAGACGAGTCTCCAATGTTCAGGATGTTGACCGACCCGTCAGCCTCCACCTTGGCGTTGATGTCGTACTGGGTGCCGAAAAAGTGCTTGGTGTTGTAAAACATAATGCGTGAGCGATAGCTGCCATCTGGCTGAATGTTGACAAACACCGTATCAATAGGAGCCATGTCTGGTTTCAGAGATTGCACCTTTTCAATGATGGCCTGTACGATTGTGGGTGGTACTGGCGCAGAGAGTTCCACGTCGCCTGCTGCATAGGACGCGGTCGTCCGTCCGTTCCAGACTAAAAATGCTATACCGAGTACGAGGACCAGTATGACGATATCCTTCATTACTATGAACAAACAAAAAAGAGCCGCGTTGCCCGCCCATCCTAAAAAAACAGTCTTACAGTAGATGGCTCTACTGGTCTATTCAGACAAGTGCAAATTTTCACAGGAAATTATAGCGTTCATAAAAACCCAGCCGGCTCTTATTGAGATTATCCGGTTTCACAACGTGACGACGTCTGGCGTCCCCTCTAATAAGATCACACGTGTGCCTACTCTGGTGACGAATGAAGGAAAGATGTGCGTCGGAGCTGAAGTCAAGTCTTGGCTCGTGTCAATGGTCCCAACGGATTTTGAGTCTTGGGACATGGGTGGCGGTTTGTGTACAAATTTGGACGGGTCTGAGAATGCTGGCATGTTTGACTTGGACAAATACGGCGAGTCCCTTCAGCCAATACTGACACCTGAACTGGAGGCCCGAATCAACATGAGCGTGACCGACGCCTATCAGGCACAGAGGAAGTGAAGAGCTTTAAAGATTTTACGCGCGTGTGATGTAAGATGCATTTTCGTACAATACAGGCATCGGCTCTGAAATCGGTGTTTGAAGTCCTTAAAGATATCATCAACGATGTGAATGTCTACTTCTCAGAAAAGGGCATTCACATATTGACTCTTGACACGGCACGCGTCACCCTCGTGCACATGGAGCTTGGCTCTGAGAACTTTGAAGAGTATGAGTGCCCCACTGATATCGTCGCCGGGCTGAACATGGCCAACGTCTACAAGCTTCTCAAGTCTGTGAGCGGCCAAGACACCCTCTTTGTTCGCATTGAGGGCCGCGACTATATGGAAATTTACATAGAAAATCCAGAGAAGAAGTCTGCAACCAACTTCAAACTCAAGCTTCTGGATATCAATGAGGATATCCTAGAGTTCCCCGATATTCACATGAACGTCATCACCACCATGCCCTCTGTGGACTTTCAGCGCATCACCCGTGATATGGGTAACCTTTCAAACGAGATGGATATTATCCGTGACGGTAACAAGCTTGAGCTCAGCTGCCACGGCGACTTTGCCGACCAAAAGACGATCATTGAGTTCCCAGAGACGGTGAAACGGACGGGGAGCACCTTCAGTCTCAAGTACATAAACTTGTTCACCAAGGCGACAAACATGTGCTCCAGTGTACAGTTGATGCAGGACTCTGAGAATGAGAATATGCCCATCATCTTCAGATATACAATTGCTAATTTAGGAGATCTTAAGTTCTATTTGGCTCCAAAAATTGATTCTAATTAAGAAATTAGTTTATAGTAATTAATTATGGAAGCCAGGTACGACGAGCGAATAAAAGCATGCACAAATGACGACGAGTTGGCTGAGTATCTTCTTTCGTGCATTCCTATTATTAAAGAATACACGGCAGAAGTTTCCACTATTTCAGGAGCGACGAAAAAGGTGGCGAACATTGAGGTGGCGTCTCGCAAGGGTGTTCAACGCAAGGATATTTACAAGAAATATCTTCAAGAGGTTGAAGGGGCTTTCATTGACGGGGGTAAGAACGAGATGCATGAAAAACCCTGTTCACAATGCGGGACTATGTACGGTCGTATATTTGATGAATCAGCCTCCGAGGAGATTTGCAAGGTGTGTGGAGCGGTTGAGTATATTCTCAGTGAGGAGGTTGGCTTCAAGGAGGAGCAGGAACTAGAGAAACACATAGTATATTCTTACAAACGTGAGAATCATTTCAACGAATGGATAAGTCAGTTCCAAGCAAAAGAGTCTACACACGTCCCCGAAGACGTAATTGCTAAATTAAGAACAGAATTCAGAAAGCAAAAGGTCAAGGACCTCAATGAAATTACCCATGAAAAAGTCAAGTCCCTTTTGAAAAAGCTAAACTACGCAAAGTACTACGAACATGTACCATATATAGCAAGTATAGTAAGCGGTATCACTCCTCCAACGATGCCTCAAGAGCTTGAGGATAAATTACGTATAATGTTTCACGCTATTCAGGCACCATTTGAGAAGCATAAACCAATAAATCGCAAAAACTTTTTATCATATTCGTTTGTGTTGTACAAGATGTGTGAAATCCTCTCGGAAGATCAATACCTCCCATGCTTCCCGCTCCTCAAGAGCCGTGAGAAGCTCTACATTCAGGATCAAATTTGGGAGAAAATATGCCACGAGCTCAAGTGGGAGTTTATCCGGACGGTGTAATTAAGAATTAAAGTTTTTATGTACTACTATAGTAAATGGAAGACCTCGTAAGCACGGTCTAACAATCAATCATCTCAAGGGGCATGGGAGGCGGAGGGTTGAGGACAATCTCCTCAAACTCCAGGGGTCCATTTTTGTCTGGAAAATTGATCAGGTACCCAGTCTTGAGTTCCAAGAGCGTCAAGTAATTTCGGGTCTGAATTCGGTAAGTCTCGTTGAGCTTGCTTACCGACTTGAGCTCCACCACAACCTTGCGGTCAATGATGAGATCGGCCCGGACGTGGCCGACGTTTAGACCCGCATAGTACACCGGGACGATACGCTCGGTCTCATAGTAGATACCTTGGTTCCTCAGAGCCACCTCAAAGGCGGAGTGGTACACAGACTCGGAGTAGCCGGGTCCAAGGGACTCCCAGATGTCATTGGAAATAGTACGCAGAGTATACTCCATGAATTTTGAATTAAAATTAGTCTTAAGTAGGGATGTTTTGGATAGGTCACCTTTTAACCACACGTGTTCACTTTGATTGTATGAGTTTGGAAGACGCGTTTTGGGCAATCGCCCCTGACCTCCCCATGGCACTTTTTTTATCACCCGGGGGGGCCTTTGTGGACCCAAACACGCCTTGGCGGGTGATAAAAAACTGGTCATCATATACATATTTTTATAAGCTTCCCCATTCTTTATGGTTCCTAATTTTGATAAGAAATTCAAGAGCCAGAAAAATTTATGCTTTACATATTCTCATGGATATTCTGAGTCACACAGGTGAGTGGTCTATAGAACCGTTTTTCCCCATGGGTCCGGCGATCCACGGAATTTGGGACCCTGTTGAGTGGACCTAACGGTTCATGATGGCCATTTGTGCTACACGATTTGACGAAATCATGGGCCTGTTACGGGAAGTTAACAGCATTTCCATCATTTTGGTCTGATGGGACAGCTGTTTTTCAACAAGGGCCATCTGTTCCTTTTGAGTTTGACGGGCCATACGGGCTTCACCGTGCCGTAAAATACTGGTGACGAGGTACGTCACAATGAACATGGCTACTATGAACTGACCATATGCCGATGCTGTAAACTGGCTTAATGCCACGGCTGTAGTTGCTGTTCCCGAACCAGTTGCAAACGCAGTACTCAAAAGAGCACCCTGCTGGGCAAGCTGTGTGGCCGCTGACTTTTCTTTTAGTTTAAACGCATCGTACCAATGAGAGTTGCGAGTACTTTTAGGAACTGCCACCGTCTTTCCAGGGCCATATCCGGCTGCACCTGCAAAGTTGACGACCGCGCCAACTGGCCGCGTCGCGACAATGAGCAGGAGAGCAAACAGTGTAAGCCCCATGCGACCCTTGCGATAAAATACCATGGGTGTCGTTGAACGCAGAGCTTCGCGCGCTTGTGTCCGTGTCATTCCCAAAATACTTTCTTTGTTGAGAGAGATACGACCTGGGGCGCTTTTAGCGCGTCTTGAAACAGTCGAGCGGCTTTTGGTCACGGATGCGGATCGCGCCTTGGCAACACGCGAGCCGCGAACCTGTTTGAGTGAAACCATTAATATTATTTTTTATTTTTTTTCACCGTCCTGAAAGTATTACTTGCCGCCAAAAGATTTGGCATACTTACGGCGAATCCACATGGCGTCAGACTTGTAAATGCGAGACGCGCGGGGCAGGGTCCGCTTGGTCAGCGTGCTGATGGCGACCAGACGACGCATCACGGCGAGTGGCTTTTCACCCTTGCTGATACCCTTGGAGAGCGCCTTGTGACGGTTGGTCTTGGCCTCTACCGGGTGGTACCCATACTTGGTGAGCATACCACCCTTGAGCTTGCCGATAACCTTGGTGCTCTTGCCAGCCGCACCAACATCCTTGGCGGGAACGGCCGACACGCGGCTCACACCCGCCTTGCGGACGTAAGAATAGCCGGAGCGACTTTTGGTGGACTTGACGCGAACAATCCGGCGAGTGATGCGACGGACATGGCTAGAACGCAGTGCTGATTTCATTGTTATTCTCTACTGGGAAAAATTCTGAGAGTACCCCTTGAGAAACATTTTGAGCTTGTTGTCGTTTGACGCATTAAAATCATACACGTCATCACCCTCCACACTGATGTCCAACACTGGCCAGTCATAGGTGTGTCTCAATTTCATAGTAGAATAGAGGATACTGATGGCGTACGTCTTGAGATCCTTGACCTTTTCTAACCGTGACCAAGCAAGTTTCATGGAAAAAACATCATCTGGATTTTTACCCAAAAATGGAGCCCCGGGAGTCACCTCTGCAGACCCGCCATCTATATAGTTCCAGCCGTCTTTCAATTTTACACTAGAAAACAGGAACGGTATGGCGATCGTAGCGCATATCGCATCTAGAACACTCATGGAAGGGGCTGAATCCACTGAAAAATAAACGGTCTTCATAAAGTCTACACAGTAAGCGGATACATGGAGCTTTATAGGGTGCAAATCATAGAGTTCCTGAAACGTAACATCGTCTTTATCCATGAAGAGTCGGCACGCATCAGAAAGCACCTTGCGTATTTTTAGGTAGGGTATTAGTCCATAGTCCTTGAGAAGCACCTTTATATTTGGTTTCATAATCTGTTTTAACGGGACTTTGAGAGCATAATCCAAAACCTTCGTTGGGTCGCCTTTTGTCAAGCAAAATAGGAAGCCGAGCAGGCCGCCTGCCGACGCCCCTGAAATCGCCTCAAGGTCATCAAGGTTCCCTTCCCGCTTGAGCTTGGATATTACACCAAGATAAAGAAAGAACCCCATCGCACCTGGGCCTATCACGAGGTTTTTCATCTACTAGTAGAACTGAGGAAAGAAGCCTCTCAGTGACGCGAAAGCGATGGAAAATACAACGGCGTGCACAATCACCTGCACGAGCCCCGTCTGTCCTGAAAAGAAGGCGCCGCCTGAAAGGGGTGGCAGCGTGAGGATCACGCCTGGGGTCAACAACACAAACAGGATGGCAGGGACAATCAGGTCGGCGGTGGTCATGGTGAATTTAAAAACAAAATTGATAATGCCCCATGAGAGGATGGTCAGAACGAGCGCATGAAACAGAACCTGGGTCCAAAGTGCAGAGTTTGGAGGGAGGCTCAACATCAAACCTGGACTCAAGAGGGCAAACAGGAGTGTAGGCACCAATACTTTGGGACCGGTAATGTCAATCATTTATATTAGCTGAGAATCAAACCACGTATAAAAGTTCTCCGCCTGGACACGATCAGAGATTGCCGGTACATCCTTAATTTTGTTCCAAATTGCTTCACCATAAAATGACCGTTGAGTCTGCGGCCACTTGCTGCAGTCCATCACAAAACTGACAAAGTTTGGAAAGTTACAATTCCTGTCAAAAATTAGATAATTATCATGTGCGAACTCGTTGATTTTCTCCCACGAGAAAAGGAGTTCCTCCGAGTACAAATCTTGCCAACTCTCATCGTCAATATACTGATCAAATTCATCAGAACCATCAGAGTCGTAAGCGTAGTGGTCACCCAAATAGGCGTCACGCGAGTATTCGTCGTTGATACCCATTTTTACTTAATGTTTACACGTGTCAGTCCTCTAAGCCAGGTCTTTCAGGCCTGTCACGGACACGCCTGATTTTTCCTGTATTGGAGCAGCGTCCAGAATCGCCTGGAAGGCCCCCTCCACCTGGGCCTCGTTTCCGCCGAAAAATGATGCTAGACCCTTCTTAATCACATCCTTGGTGATGCCACCACGTGTTTTTTTAGTCTTTAGATTCACCTTGACCTTGTCGTGAACCCGGACTGTGTCAATTTCGTTTTCCTTCATATGAAGAGTCACAAACTGGCGAAGATCCTTCTCGCGTTTATTCAAAACACCGAGATCTTTGCGAGCAGCGGCCAACTGGGCTTTGAGACCGACCCACTCGGTCATGGCTGTTTTAAAGTCCATTTAGTATTTACAAAGGTAGTTTTTATATAGTAGAATACGCGGGGGCTTACTGGTACTCGTAGTCGATCTCGAACTTGGGGCGCATCACGTCTGGGGGGATCGTGCTGAGGTTGAAGATGCTCACTGGGGTGCGGGGGTTGAGTGGCTCCGAGCGGATGTCCTGGTTGGCGTTGCGCAGGACGCCGCCCAGGGTCTCGGGGTAACCAATCTGGCTGCGGGGATCCAGGTAGTTCTGGTTACCCAGAATCTTGTCTGGGCTGAACTGACCAAAGTCCTCGGTCGCCACAACATCACGGGGAATCAGGCTGGCTGACGACACGGTCTGGCCGATGTTGTCGTCCATGGAGCCCACTGGGGCGGGGCGGATGCCCTCCGCTGCCGCAGCGCCACCACGGGTCACGCTGGCGGTGCCCAGGTTAAAGCCGGCCACCGCCTGGCTTGGGGCGGGACCGAAGTTGCTGCGGCGGCCCCCGAACAGGAGGAAAAGAATGATCACCACGAGGACAACGATCGCTAGACCCTTGCGATTCATTTATATAAGGTTGCGATATTTTTTGTCTAGTCCAAAAAATCTGCTGGGTCCTCCTCGTCCTCGGGCTCGTCCGTGAACATGTAGTCCTTGGGGGGGACCGCCTTGGGGGCTCCCCGGACGCGCACCTGGAGCACGCGCCAAATTGGACCGAACGACTTTTTCAGAAACCACATGCCTGCCAACTCAAACATGACATCGCACTTGGTGTCCGTCTTGACGTCCTGAAGCTCAACTGGATTCTTCTGGGTGTCAAAAACCGTCGTGGTCACCTGACCCTTCACGGTGGCGAGCGAGGCGCCGAGCAGACCGTCGGTCACGCTCTCCTGGAAGGCGTTCACAATCGTCTCGTCAGAGAGCTCCTTGCCAAACCAGGCCACCTTGGAAGCCTTGGCCTGGGTTAGCAGCTCATTGTCAATATTAGTAAACAGCTCAAGACCCTCTGGAATCTTGAAGTTCACAGTCTTGGACTCTAGGGAATCCTGGAGCACAAGACCGTTCACCTGGTGATGAGCACCGGAAATGCGTAGGAAATACCGACCGTCTGGGAGCTTCAGAGGTGCTCCGTACTCCATCTGTATTAGTTATACAAAAATATTCTTTAACTTTAGTAGGAGATGTCTTCACCGGCGTCGGTGAATTCATGTAACGCTCGGTACGTACTGCACGACTGCCAGTGCTTGGCTGACCCTATGAACGTGTACTCCACCATATGTGGTTACGTCAGTAAAGTTGATGGTTCGGTGTACCCATGCGATCCTGGGTGCTGCGGTAACAAATGTGAAAACAAAAATACAAAAATCAGTAAAACTGAAGTCCGTCCTTCTGCTGGTGTTTCCTTGCCCATTGGATACGGCCTGAATCTTGCTCAAAATGAAGAACCAAGTGACATACCAGGTGCGAGTACATTCGTGCCCTCTAAACCTTACGACTCGGGCTACAAAGTTTGGCAAATTTTGCTCATCGCCTTTTTACCTTTGATTTTGGTGCTTGTGTTGTCACTTTTCCTGACTTAAAGAGACCTGACATGTGTATTGTATAATGGCAACGATTGAGTCTATGTCTGTCGCTCTGGAGGCCCTGGCGAAGGAGCAGCGTGCTCTGCGTAAGGATGTCCGCAAGATCCGCCAGCACTTGGAGGATCCCAACGGTGAGAAGCAGGCGGCTCGTGCCCAGAACAACGGTTTCAACAAGCCCCTGGGTGTTTCCGATAAGCTGCGGGCCTTCCTGAACCTGGCGGCTGATGAGAAGATTTCTCGCTCCCAGGTTACCCGTAAGATGAACGAGTATGTGGAGGCCAAGGGCCTGAAGGCGGGCCAGAACATCTCACTGGACGAGACCCTGAAGGACCTGCTGCAGGTGCCAGAGGGCGTCCAGGTGACCTTCCTGAACATCCAGAAGTACATCAACCCCCACTACGTGAAGGAGATCAAGCCAGAGGGTGAGAAGAAGCCACGTGCCAAGAAGGCTGAGACCGCCGGGGCCACTTCTGATGAAGTGGCCCCCCCAAAGGAGAAGAAGGTCCGCCCGAAGGTTGCGAAGGCTTAAAACTAAACTTCCTGTGTAATATAACATAACAACAATGGATACAACCAACTCGGGAATTGAAAACTCCCTTGCCCCCCCTCCAGAACTTTCACGTGAAACACTGAATGCTCTGGCCGGGACAAAAGTCAAAGATATTAACTTGTATCGTCGCGCATTTACTCACAAGTCAGCCCTGAAGCGCTATTCAGGGCTGACTGGTTCATATGAAACTCTTGAATTCATGGGTGATAGTGTTCTCGGGTTTATTATTACAAAGCATTTATTTGATTTACATGAAAAGGAACAGGAGGGTTTCCTCACCAAGGCGCGCACCAAGATGGTGAGAGGCAAGACCTTGTGTGAAATATCCAAAGTGATGGGTCTTGACAAATTGATCCTGATGGACGAAAAGGGTGAGCGCAACGGGTGGAACACAAACGAACACATCATGGAGGATGTTTTTGAGGCGTTCGTTGGTGCCGTGTACCTGGACCTGGGTATGGTTCATGCCAAGAGATTCGTGCTTGATTCATTCACAAAGGTACAGACGTCTCTCGTAGACGACAACTGGAAGGATCAGCTCATGCGGTGGTGTCAGGCACTCAAGTACCCTTTGCCGGAATACCGCCTCGTGAGCCAGACAAACGGTCAATTTTTCATCACAGTCGTCGTGGACAACATGGACTGTGGTTCTGGTTTCGCAACCACCAAAAAACAAGCCGAACAGAACGCGGCTGAAATTGTACTTAAGACTGACCCTCGTTTTAAGAATAAGACGATACCAGTCAATGGAGTCAGACACACCAAGGACGGTCCTCCGAGCCCGCGAGCTACTTGCGGCTGAATACGCCGAACAAAGAAGTCAGGAATGGTTAGAGCTCCGTGAAAATATGATCACGGCGAGCGACGTGGCAAGTGCACTCGGTGAGAACCGTTACGAAAGTATCAATTCTTTTATAAAAAAGAAGGTTCTCAAGACCAAGTGGGCCGGCAACGCCGCAACGGCACATGGGACCCTCCTTGAGCCCCTCGTACGAGACCTGTACGACCAACGGTACGGCCGCAAGTCCCATGAGATTGGACTCGTGCAGCACAGCAAGTACCCGTGGCTCGGGGCGTCTCCTGACGGCGTTACGGAGGATGGACTCTTGATTGAAATTAAGTGCCCTCTGACGCGCAAGATCGAGCCCAAGGTGCCCGCCCATTACTTGCCCCAAGTGCAACTTCAACTGGAAATAACAGATCTTGAAGAGTGTGATTTTATTCAGTATAGACCAGCCAGTGCCGAAGGTACTGTTCCACAGAGGCCCGAAGAGTTTGTGGTTGTGCGCGTGCACAGGGACCGCGCGTGGTTCGCAAAGAACTTGCCTATCATGGAGGCTGTGTGGCAGCGCATCCTCGTGGGCAAGGAGAAGGGACTCTGTGAAATCATGGATGACCCCACGGCTTGGGATCCCGACTTTAAGAATGAAATTGTATGTGAAATAGTAGATGAGTAAGGAGGCCTGGAACTCACTTGACGAAATTTTCGCCAAGAAACCAAGCTGTCTTCACAAGAACAAGATTCTCAAGTGCCGAGAATGTTCAGGGTCATTTTGCTCTAGATGCATTCAATTGGAGGTGCATTTTTGCCCAAAATTGGATGAACGGACTAAAATTGAAAAAGAGAATTTAGCAAATAAATTAGTAAAAGTTGTTGCTCCCAAAATACAAGCCATCTAGTTCTTGATACGAGAGAATATATAGGCTATTATAGCAAACACTATGAGAATAATCAAAATATTATTAACATTCTTGGACACCTTGGAACCGAATGGGCCCTTGCCACCCATCCAGCTCCATGGCAACTCTGGGCGGAACCACGTGACGGTACCGTCAGAGTACTCAAACTTGCGCGTTGGAAAGGCGTCGTGTGGTGCGTAATTGGGGCTGATGGTCTTTAAATGCACGTTACCCGACAGGTCACGTGGCTTGAGGTTCACGTCCAGATCATCTGTATAGTCGGTTGGCGTTTCATCAATGGCTCGTGTGTAAGAGCCGTTAATAAAGACATCCTTGCGAAAGCCGTCTTTGTTGATGCCAAAGTCACCCGTCCACGTGGTTGGGTTGAATCTGTCAATCTGCAGACGGTCATCAATCATAAGTCCAGATGCCATTAGCATACACTCACATTATTTTTTGCAGCGTACATTTTCGTTTTGACTTTTTGCTGGTGGAGATCCCACATCTCGTCTAGGTCCACGTCCAACATATGCGCAAGTTGGAAGAGGTAACTAAACACGTCACCCATTTCCATCACCACATCAGTCCCCCGGTCCTTCTTCAACCCCGTCTTGCGGTAAATCTGCTTCTTCTGCCTGATACTTGACGCGAGCTCCCCCATTTCCTCATTGAGTAGCATCCATACGATGCTTATTGGTGCTTTGTCCCAGCCTTTCTGTTGGCACATGGCCGCAGTTTCGTCGCGAAACTTATTCATTATTCAATATACGCTGCGTTCTTTTAAGTCACAAGGTGAGCGAGTGGTTTTCTGAACTTGTACACTCCTATACACGCCGTCATGAGGAACGCAATCTCGGCACCGAGTTTCCAATTTTCAACTATATTAACGTTATCGGTGCGCTTTTGAGCCCATGGCTCAATGATGGCGTTACTAATCAGCCTGACAAACCTTTCTATTATGAAAAATATGAGAAATCCAAAGAGGATGTCATCCAGTGATTTCATATATATTTTACTCGTTTAAAAAATTCCAAATTTGAAGTTACTTGGAATCTTGTTGCCGTACGTGCTGGTGTTGACTGGGATCTCAAGGGGCACTGGATTTTCCGAGATGTCACGCATGTACACGAGCTGCTGGAGCATGCCGGTTGAAATAGTGGACGTGGCCCGCTTGACCACCTCGTAGTTCATACGCGACACCTGCGCGCGCACATCCGTGTAGGGGTCCACCGCCAGGTCGGTGTATACGACGCGCATCAGCGACTGCACGTCACCATCGCTCTGGCGGTCCAGCTGGTACCCCGTCTGGGCCTTGATATTATCCAAAATTAAAGAGTGAATATTTTCCTTATTAAATTCGGAAAAGAAGGCATTTCCCAGGGGCGTGAAGACACTCAGGCGGATGGGCTTGCGATCATATGTTTCCATTGAAATACATGGCGAAAAAAACCTGGGTTAAAAAAACCACACGTGTATTTAGAAATGAAGGTCATCAAGAGGTCTGGGGATGTCGTAGAGATGTTGTTCGACAAGGTGACCAAACGAATTTCAAAACTAAATCAAGCCCCTGAGTTTGAGGTTCTCAATGTCCAACCTGACAAGGTGGCTCAGAAGGTTTTTCAAAGTATGTATGACGGTATTTCTACGAGTGAAATTGATAACCTGACGGCCGAGGTGGCTGTGGCTATGATCACTGAGAACCCCGACTACGAGACTCTGGCCATGCGCGTGACGGTTTCAAATCTTCAGAAGAATTGCCCAAAGACTTTTAGTGACGCTATGGTTGCACTGCACGGCAAGGGTATCGTGTCTGACCACTTCATGAAGTGTCTGAAGCTGGAAATGGACTCGTGGATCAACACAACCCGCGACTACCTCTTTGGATACTTTGGAATCAAGACCCTCCAGCGTGGGTACCTGAACGTAGGCGAGACGCCACAGTACCTCTTCATGCGCGTTGCAGTCGGCATTCACGGAGACGACTATGCCCGGGTCCGTGAGACGTACGACCTGATGTCCCAGAAGTTCTTCACGCACGCGACACCCACACTGTTCAACGCCGGTACAAACAACCCCCAGATGTCCAGTTGCTTCCTGGTGGCTATGAAGGAGGATTCAATTGAGGGAATTTACGCGACTCTCAAGGAGTGTGCGCACATCTCCAAGTGGTCTGGTGGTATCGGCATCCACTGTTCAAACATCCGTTCAAACGGCACACCGATCAAGGGCACAAACGGCGTCGCCGACGGCATCGTACCGATGCTGCGCGTCTTCAACAACACCGCCCGGTACGTCAACCAGGGTGGCGGGAAGCGCAAGGGCTCCTTCGCCATCTACCTGGAACCGTGGCACGCTGACGTCATGGAATTTCTAGAGCTGCGCCTGAACCAGGGTGACGAGGAGATGCGTTGCCGCGACCTGTTCACGGCACTGTGGATCCCGGACCTCTTCATGGAGAAGGTTGAGAAGGACGAGGACTGGTACCTCATGTGCCCGCACGAGTGCCCCGGTCTGCCTGAAGTGTACGGTGAACAGTTCAACGAGCTGTACCGTATGTATGTCGCGCAGGGGCGGTTCAAAAAGAAGGTGCGGGCCCGTGAGGTTTGGGACGCGGTCCTCAAGAGCCAGGTGGAGACGGGAACGCCCTATATGTGCTACAAGGACAGCGTCAACGCCAAGTCCAACCAGGCGAATATCGGGACGATCAAGTCTAGCAACCTTTGCACTGAAATTATGGAGGTTTCCACCCCCGATGAGACGGCGGTGTGCAATCTGGCCAGCATCTGCCTACCGACGTTTGTGAAGGACAGTTCCGATGGAACTGGACTCGAGTTCGACTTTGACGAGTTGGGGAGAGTGACACGCGTTGTGACGCGCAACCTGAACCGCGTCATCGACCGGAACTTTTACCCCACCGAGGCTGCCCGGCGGAGCAATTTGCGCCACAGGCCCATTGCCATCGGGGTTCAGGGTCTGGCGGACGTGTTCCAGATGCTCGGTTTGCCCTTCGATTCCGACAAGGCCCGTTGGCTCAACAAGGAAATCTTCGTGTGGATTTACCACGAAGCACTCACGGAGTCGTGCCAACTCGCCGAGGAAGAGGGTCCGTACGAAACGTTTCAGGGTTCACCGGCTTCACAGGGTATTCTCCAGCCTGATATGTGGGGACCGGAGTTCAAGAAGTATGACATCATCCGCGAAATTGTCAAGACGCATGGCCTCCGCAACTCCCTGCTCGTGGCACCGATGCCCACCGCAAGCACCGCCCAGATCATGGGGAACAACGAGGCTTTTGAGCCCTACACGACCAACATCTACCTGCGGCGCACCCTGGCGGGCGAGTTCGTCATGATCAACAAGCACCTAGTCAAGGACCTGCAGAAGATTGGAATGTGGACTCCAGAAATTAAGAATGAAATTGTGCGAGCCGGTGGGAGCGTGCAAGCGCTGGACATCCCGGAAGAGCTGAAGGCCGTGTACCGGACCGTGTGGGAGATCCCCCAAAAGTCCATCATTGATATGGCGGCCGATCGGGGTGCATACATTGATCAGTCTCAGTCGCTCAATATTTTCATGGAAAATCCGACACTGGCCAAGCTGTCAAGCATGCACATGTACGGCTGGAAGAAGGGGCTCAAGACGGGCATGTACTATCTGCGAACCCGCGCCAAGACTCGGGCGCAGCAGGTCACCGTCCCGGTCGGAGTCCAACGGACTCCTCCCCCCACAGAAGAGCAGATCCTAGCGTGCTCACGGGAAAACCCCGAGTCTTGTGTGATGTGTTCAGGATGATGGTAATTTTCCTAGTAAATATAAATGATTCTAAACTTTTTTCTACTTATCATAGCCCTGTTAATCACAAACTTGGTTTTTGCCAGTTTTTTAATGTCTTGGGTCACTGATGATGACATGAATGGATTGCGTAAAAACGGTATAGAGCGTTTTACGGACTTGTTTTATTTCTCTATAGTTTCGTTTTCTACTGCAGGTTACGGCGACATATCACCTAAATCATCCCGAGCCAAGATGACTATTTCAACGTACCTCTTGTTTGTAAACATAGCAGCCGTATATGGTATATACAACGCTGTTGCCGGAAAATAATACTATTAACTAGTATGAAGACCTGTTGTCGGTCAGGACCCAAGAATAAGAAGTGTGTGAGGTCATCAAACAAAAAGGTGTTTAATTTACCTCGTAAATTCACCAAGCTTCGGTGCCTACTAGGCCCTATAAAGGGTTTCACAATGCGTTCAAGTTGCGCACCATATAAAAATTGTAAAAAATAGATGAGTCACCTACTCAATAGGGTCCTTGAATTTTCAGATGAAATTGAACAAAGGGTCGCCTTCAAGATTTCTCCCAGAAAATTGGTCCTTCCCAAAAATTTACAATTTAGAAATGAAATTGTCTATGACCATTTATCCAAGACCATGTGGGACTTTACAGGTATGACCGAAGCAGATCATCCATATTGGGTTATGCGCAAAGGCATCAAGTTTTCCCAGTACAGGTCGGACGGTAACCTCTATATTTTCAATATGGGATGGGAAGAATACGAGATGACATTATTCTCAGATGGGAAGCAGATAGGTCCTACTATGTGTAAGAATCATCTCGTAATAAATAAAAAGGTTACGTTTAGGTGACACATGGATAAAACTATTTGGAAGAATTTACCTGTAGAAATAATCCGAAAAATAATTGAATGGTCCGAACCGTCTATCGATGTTCAATTATGTTTCAAAATTCCACCAAAGAAAATACCAGAGACCAAAGCTTGGAGGCTTTGGTACCTCCTCAAGTCCCATGATGGTCTCATTTATAATTTAGAATCAAAAACCCTTCACAATTTTTACATACCTGGTTGTCACATCATCAGACGCCCTATAGAAATGAACTATTATAATGACGGTCTATGGGTCTTTAATGACACGGAAGATGAACATATGGTGGAGATAGTTTCACCGAGTGGGAAATTTTCATCATTGTTGTCTCGCGATCACTGGACTACTAATTTGCGGGTCCTGCTCAAGGGGTCGGGATTGGCCCGAGCCATAAACTATTCTTCAAGCACGTGAAGCAGATTTGAAAAACTTGTTGGTCATATTTCTCTTTTCAGTCAAGTGCCACAACTTGTTCGTCCAGTTTTGCCAATTGGGCTCGGATGTGCCGTGACGACCCCGCTCCATGCCCATGGCAAACAGGTTACGGCGGATCTGTGAGCTCGTTGCGTTACGGATAAGCTCGCTCACCACCATGTTTCTCGCAGCGTGAAGCGCGGCCAAATGCTTTTTGTAAAATTTTAAAGCCGTATTTTGGGCGTTTACGTAATTTGGGTCGCGAAGGGCGTTCATAGCCTTGGCTTGGTTGTAAAGGCGCTTTTTTTGGGCCTCATGGGTTGCCGTCGCCTTTGCCCAGTTCCTGTTGAGCTCTGTCACAAGGCGCTGCAACTTGGTGTTGCGTTTCTTTGCCTCGGCTTCCTGTGCGCGGAGGTTGCGCTCAGCCTGTGAAGTGATTCCCACGGACTGCCGAAGCTTGTTCCACCGCCTTCTGGTCGCGTTTTTTCTTTCGTTTTCTTCATTGATGGGCGTCAGGCCTGAAGGCCGACGGGTCGCACTTGGGCGATATTTATATGGTGATTGGCCTTTGATAGTATGACCCATTAAGTACTTAAAAAATGCGGACATTTTAATTTGAATGGTGCTCTGGTCTGAAATAGATAAAACTCTTGTTGAGACCGTGGCAACTGGTAAAGACCGTACAAAATTCAAGTATAAAGACGCACCCCTGCGGTTCCAGATCCCCCGTGGCATGTGCACATGGGGCGTCAACGCGTACAAGAGCTTGAACATAGATCTTTCAAACCAAGAATTTATCACGTGGTGGCGCGACCTTGAAACGACCCTGTGCCCACTAGAGCCTTTTAATAGCAACCTCAAAGGTGCGTCTTTGCGTATCAAGATTGATGACTCTGCATATGTTTTTGACGAAAATTCAAAGCAGGTCTGCCCTGAAATTAGGGAGGGCCTGTTTAGAGGTCAGGAGGTGTCATGTCTCGTAGACATTGATTCAACTTATTTTTTCAATGGAAATTGGGGGCTGACGGTCCGCGTTTATCAAATTAAGACGCTGACCGAGATCTGCGAAGAGACGCCCGCTGCACCGTCTTCTTTACCGAAGGGGACTTGCGCTTTTTTGCCGGAGACCGACGCTTGTTAAGAATTTTATTCAGTATTTCACGGCTTGTGAAATACTTGAGTCCGTGGACTGTTGGCATTACAATTTACTTGGAATAAATCTCACGGGCCTTGGCCAGGAGTGGGCCCTGCACAAGGGCGAACCCCTTGATGCCCAGCGCCTTCTTAGCCTTGGCAACCGCCTTTATCCAAGGGTTCGTCTTCTCATCCTTGGATTTAGCCTTGCTCACAATCTCACCGTCCTTCATTTTCAGGTCCTTCTTCTTGAGGCCGCCTGCGGTCTGGGTGGCATTGCCGTGGTAAACCTGGGCTCTTGAACCGATAGTCATTTTATATGATGCGGGATTTTTATTTAGGCGCGTCTTACTTTTTAGTCTTGTTATTTGTGGGACGTCTGAGGCTATTCATAAAAGCGGCTAGGTATATTTCACGATAAAGAGCGTTGGCGCGCGTCATTGTGGCGCGCCTGCGTGCCGCTGCGTTGTTGCGCTGCTTCATGAGACGGGCGTTACGCTTGGATGCTGGGCTAAGGCTCTTTGCCATATATTACACTCGGAAGATCTTGCGCAATGCGTGGATGGTTATCCGGGTCCGTGATGCGTTAGGCACCTGCGTCGCCAGCTTCGGGTCGTTGAGCACCTCTGCGCACACCTTGGCCTTGCCCTCCTGCAGCTGCATGATGGACTGCTCCACCGAAGGGAGCGGCTCCACGCCGTCTTCGCCCATGTAGATGAGGCGCCGTACGACCACCTTCTGCGTCTGCCCTGTGCGATGCGCGCGGCCAATCGCCTGGAGCTCCGTCGCTGGGTTCCACGCTGGGCAGGTGATGTAGACGCGCGTCGCCTCTTGGAGGTTGAGGCCGACGCCACCCGCCTTGATCTGGATCAGGAACACTGAATTTGCAGGCCCCTTTTTGAAGGCGGAAATACGCGCCTCGCGCTGTTCCTTGGAGACCGAGCCGTCAATGCGCTGCGTGGGGATTTTGAGTTCACTCAAAATCTCCTGGATGTGGTCCATCTCCCCCATAAACTGTGTGAATACCAGCGCCTTTTCTTTGGGGTGGGTTTTAATGGTTTCCATTAAAACCTCCATCTTGCGCGAGCGCCCAAGCCACGGCTCGGGGTCCGTCTCCGTCTTGAGCGCGATGCCGTCAATGTAGAGCTGCGGCCAAGTCATCACCTGGCGCGAGCGCAGCAGGCACTCCAGCAGCTCCATCTGGTGCAGGTTCTGCGTACCCGTCTTGATAATGTGGCTCACGATCGCCTGACCATTCTCAAACACCTCCTTGTAGAGCGCGCGCTCCTCGGGGTGCATCTCCAGCTCTAGATTTTGGAAATCGCACGGAGGCAGAGCCAGACGCGCGTTGTGCATGGCGACGCCATCCTTGGTGCGGCGCAGCACGTACGTCTCGCGAATCTTGTCGGTGTAGCCCTGAACAACCTCGCGGGGAATACCAACGAAAGCGCACAGCGCCACAAAGTCCTTGATGGAGTTGAAGACGGGCGTGCCAGTCACCACCCAGCGAATTGGCGCATTCAGAGCCTTGCAAGCGATGTGACTCTTGCTCTTGCGGTTGCGAATCTCATGACCCTCGTCAAGGATCACGCGGTCCCACTCCACAGCCAAGAGCGCGCACGGCGGCGCGCCGCGGCGCTGAGGCATCACCGAGTAGGGTGCGACCACCACGTCCGGTAGCTTGAGCGGCAACGCACGCTTTGCGCCGTCAAATGCGTATGTGGTGAGGTGGGGCGCAAACCGCTTGATTTCAGCGCACCACTGCCCCACGATAGACTTGGGCACTACAATAAGCGTCTTAGGCTTGATGTTAACGAGCATAGTCGCGATAAGCTGCACTGTTTTGCCAAGTCCCATTTCGTCACATAGGAAGCCACCAGGGTAGGTGGGCGAGAGCTCGCGCTGCACGAGCCACTTGACGCCCTCGTGTTGGTACGGGGAGATGAGGCGCGTCTTGAGCATGGTTGCTTTTGGAGTGATTTGCACGCCTTAACCCTAAACCCTAAGCTGCACAGGACACGTTTTTTTCTGGGTCTTCAGTAGGACAATGGCGAGTGACGAACTCGTCCAGAAAATTTTAACGATAGTTCGCACCAATTTGAACCCTCGTCAAGGTCTTGCTAATCTCAAGAAAAATCATGATATAGTTCCTGGTATTATGAAAATTATAAAGGACAACCTAGGTGAGGCACCGACCGTCGTTACTCATGCACCTGTAAATGACGTCAAAATTTCAATTCTAAAATTGGTTCAAAATAAAATCAAAATTCCACCAAAAGTGGCCACGGCTGTCAATACAAAAATGGAGAAGGCGGGAAACAAGGGTTTTTTTAAAACCATCTTAGGATTTTTCTCTCCTAAAAATAAGATGGCTACTTACGGCCCAGGAGCGCAGCCCAACTTTATTGAGGCAAAAATAATAGGCTCAAATCTTCAGCGCCGACCCATTTACAACAAGAGCAACTGGCCGAACGGTTATATATTCACCACGCGCGGTAATAAGACTGGGTTTTTCAAGAATACTGGTGGTGCGGTACTTCCAGGTCCTGTCGTACCCGTCCCAGCCGTGGGTCCCAAGCCTCCCGTCCCACCCCCCGCCAACGTACCGGCCGCTCCGCGCAACTACACAAAAATGGCCCTTAAAAATCTGTTGAACGCTCGCAGAAAATACCCCGACAACAAGGATGCCATTGCAAAAGCTATACGCAAGATTTTTGATGAAGAATTGCGTGGTGTGAGATATGACGGCCGTACAAAGCGCGCTCGGCGCATTGGGGACCTGCTCCGTATTTTGCCTCGTAATTTCAACGGCCGGCGCAACGCCACAGCTCTTGTGATTGATGACATTCGCAATACTCGCAATAAAACCAATCTTTCAAATTTAAAGTCAAATTTTGGAAGCGTACCCAACGAAGACGTGCGCAAAGCGTTTGACGAGCAGCGCCGCCGTCTTGAGCGCCGCAAGAGCCCATACGGTTACGAAAATGAGTACCGGGGTCGTACTAGGTACGGGGAGAGCGAGTCTCGGAGATTTTCACCACGGCGTTCTGGAGAGAGCAATTACAACTACGGCAGAAGACGTGAAGAGTATAACAGAAATGAGATGCGTCGCCGCCGTGAAGCTCATGCTAATCGTTCTTCGGGGGGGAACGGCAGCTTCCGTGGAAACACGGGACCGCGCGGAAACTTCGGCCCTCGTGGAAACATGGGGCCACCACCAATCCCATCAAATGAGCAGCGGGCCATTAATAACGCAGGTGGCGCGACAAAGGCTCTCAACAGAATTGCGAACGTTCCAGGTGGCGCTCCCGAGGTGGCCAAGGCGGCCGAGGCCCTCAATGAAACGGGCGGAAACGTGAACAAGGCTATTTACATCAAGGGTGCGAGCCCAGCGGCAGTTGCGGCCGTGAAGAACTTGGGGGGGCATGCAAATGCGGTGAATGTACTGTCTGGTCTGAATACCATGGTCCAAAAGCCCGAGACCCGTGCCCGCAAGACCACACGGTCCCGCAAGTCAAAGGTTCTGCGCCCACGCGTCGCAGAACTGAACCGCGTAATTAATGCAGTGAAAAAGCAGCGTCTTATTTCTCTGGTGGCTCACAACGTCACGAAGACGCACAACATCCACCCCAACGATGAAAAGCTCAAGAAGTACTACAAGAAGGTCATCAAGGCGAATATCCTTCGCAGACCTTTTGCGAAGATTGCCAAGAAGGCGGCAAAAAAACGTGTCGCGTGAGGGCTAGTGAGTCTAAAGGAACTTGAGAGTCATCTTGAAATGAACGCCTCTTTTGACTACATCCTGCAGGTGAACGCGATTCGCCAAGAAATATTGAAACGGCACCCCGAACGCCCACCGCCGTCATGGGTTCGCATCACGACCATCACCATGTGCTCTAAATTTCTTCAGGAAATTGACTTGAAGAAGTTTCGGGAAAATTTCACCAAGCTCGGCTCCGTGACTGTGCGGCGTCAGGGTTCCCGGTTCCGCGGCTTTGAGTGGAAGATGAAGGACACTGCGTTTTATAACCAGGTGACAATAGGTTATGAAGATCAGTACTCGCGCAAAAGCATAAAGATCTTCCCGAACGGCTCTATTCAGGTGGCGGGGTGCTCTGACCTGTTTGACTGCCGGCGCATCCTAGGCCAACTCTCCTTTATTTTGAAGGTGGTTTTGGGGTTGGAGAGCGACGCACCGATCGGTGACATCAGTGTCAAGATGATCAACACCAACTTTTCGCTCAACTCGTCTGTAAATTTGCACAAGATTATCGCGGCGTTTAGTTCAAGCCCCAACCAAGCACGGATCAACTATTTGGATGAGCAAATCTCGCATTATCGCCCTATTATTGAAGGAATTGAGCGAATTTTGGCCGGATCGGAGGCGACGCTCCTGGATCTCGGTCCCGGTGGTCAGTTCCGACGCAAAGTTCTTGAGGCGAGCATCCGCGAGGACAAGAAGTCACTTGAAGAACACGTGAAAATTATGAACGAGTTCATTACAGAACGCGGGGCACTAGGAGACAAAGCACCTGAAGGCAAGTTCAAGGTGACGTTTGACCCCGACCGCTACAGCGCAGTCAAGTTGAAGTTCACGCCGCGGGAGGGGCAGAAGCAGGTGACGGCGAGCATCTTCAGCACAGGCAAGATCATCGTGACGGGGGCGCAGACCTTGGAGGAGATTGCAGGAGCGTACGAGTTGATCAACCAGCGGATAGACTCTGGCATCCTCGTCAAGCCGGTCGCAGAGCCGGAGCTGTTTGAGACGATCATGGGAGCGCGGTTTGAAGAGTGGGTCCGGGTACTGAACAAAACAGTTGCAAATAAAATGTAATCAACTATTAAATGTCACAGCGTTATGGCATGGCCGATGGCCGTTGCATTACCGAGTTCACGTCCAGCCGCATTATGAACGACCAGTTTATGGCCGAGAACAAAATTGCGTTCCAGGATAACTACAAGTACCGCACTTTCCTCCAGGAGAGAGGCCCAGACGCCTTTAGCCTCCCGATAAAGAACGCCGCGTGCCGCACCGGGCAGGTTGTGGTTCTGGTTGAAAATGAATAATTTGTATGTATAATATAAATGTCGTGGGCTGTCGTTGCTATTTTGGTATTGTTTCTGATCATCTGGATGTCCCTCACCTTCACAAACCAGCTGTGTGTAGGCCCAGTTGGTTTCGGTCTGTGCTACAAGAGCGCCGACGATCCAGCGTGCCCAGTCTGCCCCCCACCAGCCCCCACCCCCTCCCCCACCCCCGTGACGGCCCCAGCCTCGGGAACGTCAAATTACG